AGTCCTTCCTGCGGTGGGTGTCCGACAAGATCGGGGAGGCAGGTCAGTGAGTCTCGACTATGAAAACGCAGTACGCGTTGGTGCCTTGGTGGCGGCGGCTGCTGTTGTGGCGGGTCCGTGGCTGGTGGAACGCGTCAAAGCGACCGTCAGCCGGATCAAACCAGCCTCAAGCAATGACGCCCACACGGTTCTGGAGATCGCGCAGCGGCTGAAGGCAGCCGGGAACATGACTGGCGTCTCTCTGTGCCAGCAACTCATCGACACCATGCTCAACCCCAAGGAGCCGAAGAAGTGACGGCACGCGGCGTCATCGCGGCGGGGCTCGTGGCCGTCGCTTTCGTGGGCATTCCAGACCGTCCGCAGCAGCCTGCGAGCGGCACGGTCGTCATTGGAGGACGCACGTTCTCCATGTCGGCTGCCGACGCGAGCCTGATCCGCGACATCTACTCGACGGCAGCCACGATCGTCGAGGACGACGGCAAGAGCCAGCCCCACGTCATCCCGGACACGGACACGCTCAGGCGTTACCACGTGGCCGTCCTGCGGTTCCTCTGGAACGGAGCAGCCGGGAATTCGCTCGACAAGTACGCCGGACTCCGAGAGGCGATCGAGTCCGTCCTGATCGCCACCGTCGGTGACGACCAGAAGACGCTGACGGACGACATGAGGAAAGAGGTCGTCGCAAAGTTTCGCTCGATCGGAGGGTGAGCCATGTGGCGTCCACAAGGGTACGTCCCAGACCGCAAGGCGACAGACAAGATCGTCGCCTCGCTCAAGTACCCGACGATGGCGTCGGCTGGTCCGAAACTCAGGACAGACGACAAGAAGGACGTCGTCCTCTGGCCCTCGATCATCAAGGTCCGCCCGGACTACGCACGAGTGGCTCAGGCCATCGGCAGTTGTGTCGGCCATGCCTACGCCGGTGCCGTGGACGCCCTGTCCTGCACGGAAATCGTCGTTCACGGCGAGCCCGAGGACTGGCCGGGGCGGTGCTTGGAGGCGTCGGTCTATGGCTTCTCGCGAGTCGAGGCCAGAGGCGTCAAGCGAAACAACGGAGGCGACGGATCATTTGGCGCCGCAGCGTCGAAGGCTCTCCTCGACTGGGGCTGCCTCCACTACGGAGTCGATTACAACGGCACCGTCTTCTCCGAGTACAGCGGCATCCGCGAGAAACAGTGGGGCGCCGGTGGCGTCCCCGACGAACTGGAGCCGTTCGCGAAGAAGCGTCGCATCAAGACGGCCACGCTCCTTGAGTCGTTCGAGGATCTGGAGAAGGCGATCTCCTCCGGTTTTCCGTGCGTCCTCTGTTCCAATCAGGGATTCACTCTGACTCGCGGGGACGGGGGCTGGGCCAAGCCTCGCGGGCAGTGGAGCCACGCGATGGCGGTGATCGGAAAAAGAGGAGGCAGCCGTCGCGGTGCCCTGATCTGGAACTCATGGGGCAACAAGGCCCACTCGGGCCCGCACTACAGTGGCGTGCCGGGGCAGGAGATGCCAAAGGAGTTCCTCGGCTCGACCTTCTGGGCTGACGCCGACGTCGTCGACTCCATGATCAAAGGGTGGGGAGACTCGTTTGCGATTTCGGGCTACGACGGATTTCCACCCCGCAAGTTGCCGTCGTGGACAGGAGGAGTGCGATGAGATTCCTTCTGCTCGCCGTTGCGGTTGCGGCACTGTCATCGCGACCTGCCGACGTCGTCGACTGCTTCGCATCCGCTGCGTTCGAGTGCATCAAGAAGCCTGCCGAGAAGAAGCACGACAAGTGCTGCGGTGAGTGCAAAGGCACGGGCCTCGTCAGGAGCGGCGACGGTCTGGCATGGGTGTCGTGTCCGTGCCCGGACACGTGCGAGTGCAAGAAGTCATGCCCGGACGGGAAGTGCTCCACGAAGAGGCCGCGATGAGCATCTCGGAACTCCAAGAACTCATGTGGGCCGAACTTCCGTTCATCCGGAAGAACCTCGTCGGCCGTGATCGGGTTGACGATCTCGTGCTCGTGGCGATCGAGCAGTTCCCGCTCCAGTACGCCGATCACGTCGCTGTCGGGTCGGCAGAGGCAGACGTCTTCACGATGGCGTGGTCGGGCAATGTCAAGCGTGGCTACTGCCTCCTGTACGGCGAGGACTACGAATTTGGGCCCATTTTCTGGCTGCTGATCAGCCCGATTCTCCAGATTCTGCTCAAGCAACTCTTGGAATGGTGGTGGGCTGGCCCCGCCAACCGAGTCCTGATGGCTGGATGGAGGAGGGAACTTTGCCATGACTGACGAGGCAAAAACACAGATTCTGGACGCCACCGTCCGGGTCGCCGAAAGGCTGGGTGTTTCGGTCGTGATTCTAGGGGCCCTGCTGTGGCTGGCCCGCGAGGCGGCAACTTCACTGCACTCGTCCGTAGTGGTTCCAATAGTGACCAGCCACACTGAGTTTCTCGACACGACCTCGAAGACGCTCGTGGAACTGAGCCAAGCCCAGAGACAGCAGGCCGAGACGCTGCAAGAACTCGCGATCGGACAGCGAGACATCCACAAGACTCTCTCAGAGACAAAGCATCCGTAAAAGATGGGCGCCGTCTACAAGCAAAACCCCGGGCAGATGAACCTCGTTTTCCGCAGGGGGGACGATTTCGGCACCATCGTCGACTTCGACGGCGTCTCATTGTCTGGATACACGGTCTCGGCAGTCGTATCGAGCCTCGTGACTGGCTCGGACATCATCCCCGTGACGACGACATTTGTCGACGCGGCGGCAGGCCGCGTGAACGTGTCGCTCACCGACGTTCAGACCGCGTCCCTCCCGGCTGGCACGTACGCGTGGCGTCTGGAGTGGGAGGCACCGGGTCAGGTCAGGAGGACAGCACTCTCCGGAATCGTGGAGGTGACTGCATGATCTCGGCGAGCGTGGAGTCGCGGCCCATCGCGGCGACGGTACAAGGTAACCAGATCGTCGGGGCGGTCGGCTCATCGCTCGTGATTACATCGGCTGCTGGTGGTATCGGGCCTCAGGGACCGCAGGGACCGGCAGCATCCATCGCACAAGCCTCGGACGTTGCGTTGACGTCAGTGGCGGACGGAGACGTTCTCCGCTACAGCAACTCTCGGTGGCGAAACTACCCAGAGAGGGACATCACGGACGGCGGTCACTTTTAGACTTACGAGGGGATAGACAATGGCTTCCACGATTCGCATCAAGCGGACTACCACCAGCAACAGGCCGTCCAGCCTCGCCAACGCAGAACTGGCGATGATCGAAGGCAGCCAGACCCTTGTAATCGGCGTCGGCACCGGCGGCGCGAACGGCACCGCGACCTCGATCATCGACGTGGGCGGCACGGGGGCCTTCCTCGGACTCGGCAGTGGACTAACCCAGACCGCAGCAGGGTCGTACACGTTCTCTGGCGGAGTCACGTTCACTGGCACGGCCAGCCTCGGCGCAGCCACCGCGACTCACCCCGCTGCCGACGATGACTCGACTCGCGTCGCGACGACAGGGTGGGTGCAGGACGAAATCGCGAGCCTCGGGTTCGGAAGCGTGACGTCAGTCAGCCTGTCGCTGCCGAGTATCTTCTCGGTGAGCGGATCCCCAGTCACGACGAGCGGCACACTGTCCGCGACGCTCGCCTCGCAGACGCAGAATCAGGTCTTTGCGGCACCGACGAACGCCAACGGATCTCCTTCGTTCCGATCACTCGTCGCTGGTGACCTGCCCGACCTGTCAGGCTCGTACCTCACCGTGTCATCTGCGTCGAGCACGTATGCCCCTCTGGCGTCTCCTGCTTTGTCCGGGACTCCGACGGCACCGACAGCCGACCAGTCCATCAACAGCACTCAGATTGCCACGACCGCCTACGTGCGAACGGCAGTCGCCAGCCTCGTGGATGGCGCCCCGGCGTTGCTGGATACTTTGAACGAACTCGCGGCAGCAATTAACGACGACGCGTCGTTCACGACGACCATCACGACGTCGCTCGGCGAGAAGTTGGTCAAGAGCGCGAACCTGTCCGACTTGACCGATGCCGCTGCGGCGAGAACCAACCTCGGTCTGGCGATCGGCACCAATGTGCAGGCGTACGACGCGGAACTCGCGGCGCTCGCGAGCGTGTCGAGTGCGGCTGACAAACTGCCGTACTTCACCGGATCGGGCACGGCCACCGTCGCCGACTTCTCCTCGTTCGGTCGCTCGCTGGTCGACGACGTCGACGCAGCGGCGGGCCGGTCGACGCTCGGTCTTGGCACGATGGCGGTCCAGAACGCGAACAACGTGAACATCACGGGCGGCTCGATCGACAACGTCGAAATTTCCGGCGGCTCCTACTAAGCACCATGGCTCGGGACAATCTCATCACGCTGCGGACCGGCAGCGGCTCGCCGTCCGCTGCGGCGTTTGCCGTGGGGGAACCGGCGTGGGACTCCACGAGCGGAAAACTGTACGTCAAGAACGCCGCAGGCACGATGGTCGAGGTCGGCAGCGACGTCTACGAGGCCGAGACCCCGGCGAGTTTCCCGGCCACGGGGCGTGCTGGAGTCGTGTACATCGCCACGAACACGGCCCGCGTGTATCGATGGTACGGAGTCTACGTCGAGATCGGCACCGCCGGTTTCATCACTGAGGCAGTCGACGGAGGGGGGTTTGGCGAGTGAACTTCCCGGCATCGCCCACAGTCGGTCAGCAGTCCGTCCAGAACGGACGCACGTACGCGTGGACCGGATACGCGTGGGAGATCGTTCCCAACGCGATCACGATCTCGTCGTCGCAGGTCAGTGACTTCTCGTCGGCGGTCGCTGCCTCCCTCGCTGGCGACAAGGGAGACATCGTCGTATCAACGGGCGGCTCGTCGTGGTCGATTGACTCAGGCGTGCTGTCGTCGTTCGGCCGATCGCTCGTGGATGACGCGGACGCTGCTGCCGCAAGGACGACGCTGGGCCTCGCCGCCGTGGCGTCGAGCGGATCGTACAGCGACCTGACCGGAACACCGTCGACATTCACCCCTGCCTCGCACACGCACTCCGCAGACGCGATCGTCTCCGGGGCTCTCGACATCGCGAGGATCCCGACCGGAACGACATCGACAACTGTGTGCGTCGGCAACGACTCGCGGCTCTCCGATGCTCGCGAGTGGTCGGCAGCGACCGTCACTCAGGCCGACGCCGAGGCTGGCGTGGCGACGAGTCGAGTGGCGTGGACCGTTCAGCGTGTCTGGCAAGCCATCGCGGCGTGGTGGGCGGCATCGGCGGACAAATCGAAACTCGACGGCATTGCCAGCGGTGCGACGGCGAACGCGACGGACGCACAACTTCGGGACCGGGCGACGCACACAGGGACGCAGGCGATCTCGACCGTTGATGGGCTACAGACGGCTCTGGACGGCAAGGCCGCGACCTCGCACACGCACGGCAACATCACGAACGCCGGTGCGATCGGCTCGACGGCAAACCTGCCGCTGATCACCACCACGAGTGGCGTCGTCACGACAGGGACATTCGGCACAACCGCCAGCACGTTCTGTCAGGGCAATGACTCGCGGCTCTCAAACACGAGGACGCCCACGGACAATACCGTCACGACGGCGAAGATCGTCAACGACGCAGTGACCTACGCCAAAATCCAGAACGTGACGGCGACAGACAGGCTGCTCGGCCGCTCGACAGCAGGGGCTGGTGACGTCGAGGAGATCACCTGCACGGCATTCGGCCGCTCGCTGATCGACGACGCGGACGCATCGGCTGGACGCACGACTCTCGGTCTCGTCGCCATCGCTTCGAGCGGGAGCGGATCGGACATCACGTCAGGTACGGTCGCCTACGCACGACTGCCAGTGGGCACGACGACCAGCACGGTCTGTGCAGGCGACGATGCGAGGCTGTCCGACGCGAGAACGCCGACGGACGGGAGTGTCTCGACTGCGAAACTTGCGGACGATGCCGTGACCTACGCGAAACTCCAGAACGTCTCAGTGACCGACCGGCTGCTCGGGAGAGCCACAGCGGGCGCCGGAGACGTCGAGGAAATCGCCTGCACGGCGTTTGGCCGGTCCATTCTCGACGACGCGGACGCGGCGGCTGGACGCACAACGCTCGGCGCGGCGGCTGCCAGCCACACCCACTCGGCAGCGGACGTGACGAGCGGCTCATTTGACATCGCGAGAATCCCGACCGGAACGACCTCGACGACTGTCTGCATCGGCAACGACTCGCGTCTGTCGGATGCGAGAACGCCTCTGTCGCACACGCACGGGAACATCACGAACGCCGGTGCGATCGGCTCGACAGCCAACCTGCCGCTGATCACGGCGACCAGCGGCGTAGTCACGACAGGCTCGTTCGGCTCCGCCGCAAATACATTCTGCGTCGGCAATGACGCGAGGCTCTCCGACACGAGGACTCCGACGGACGGCAGCGTCACCACTGCAAAACTCGCGGACGACGCGGTGACTTACGCGAAACTCCAGAATGTGTCAGGGACTGACAGGATTCTTGGCAGGTCGTCTGCTGGTGCGGGCGACGTCGAGGAGATCACCTGCACGGCGTTCGGGAGGTCGCTCCTTGACGACGCAGATGCCGCCGCCGCGAGAACGACCATTGCGGCGGCGCCAACCGCGAGCCCGACGTTTACGGGTGTCGTCACAGTGGCAGCGGGCTCGGCATCCGCGCCCGCTATCACGTCCACCGGAGACACGGATACAGGCCTCTACTACACGACAGACACGGTCAACGTGTCATCCGGCGGGGTCCGCGTTGCTCGTTTCGATTCGTCATCATTTGCTGTATTCAACCGCACCGTGTCTCAGAACGCCTTCACTTCCTTGGTGACAAACGCACCGGGCGGCGAGTGGATTTACAGTTACCTCACATTGCAGAGGACGGGGTCGGCCGCAGCGGTTGGGCAGAATTTTGGAGTCATTGAATTCATCGGTCAGGACACCGGCGGAACGTCGCGGGTCGCAGGCTCGATCGTCGGATACGCCAGCGCCGCAGCCGGGTCGACCTTCGTCAATGGAAGCCTGTACCTGACTGCTTCAGACTCGTCCGGCACAACCATCCGCCACGACTGGGGTCACGACGGCTCTCAGCGGACAACCATTGGCGGCATCAGTCAGGCAACGCGGTATCCGGCCTACTACTGCCGTTCATGGGGGAACATCAACGGCACTGCCTCGACGCCGTCGCTTCGGGCCGGAGAGAACGTCGCGTCCATCACGGACAACGGCACCGGAGACGTCACGATCACACTCTCGGCCGCAATGCCGGACGCCAACTACGCCGTCGTTGCAAGTGCGAAGTCGGCGAACAATACGACTCGCACGAACACGAACATCCACCCGATCAGCCTGACGGCAGATTCGTTCCGCTTGCAGACGCAGAACGGCTCGACGGCGACTGATTGCGACAACATCTTCTTCGCCATCGTGAGGTAAGCAGTGCCATACATCGTGTTCCCAAGACTCGGCGGCGGCGTTCGCGTAGCACGCAGCCTGACTGACTTGCCGCCGTCCGAGGCTGCCAAGAGCATCGTTCCGCAGGGGCGTCCATTTCTGATCGTTGCCGACGACGATCTGCCTGCCGACAGAACCTATCGCGAGGCGTGGGACGCGGATTTCTCGCAGCCTGACGGCCACGGCGAGGGAGTGGACGACGGCATATGAAAATCTTCCTGAACGAATCCAAGAAGGCAGAGATCGACAGGCAATCGGCGTTGGCTGCCGTGGACGCATGGTTCGCCGAACAGACGGCGGCTGGGTTCACGACCGCAGCAGGGTGGCGGCTCGGGCTCGCCGAGAGCGACGTCACGCTGCTCACCGGCGCGTTCGTGCTGGCGAAAGAGGCCGACTCGATGGGGCTGCCTCTGCCGCCGATCATCGACGCCGACGGCGTGCCACGCTCGCTGACGATCTCCGAGATGACCGCCGTCATGCTCGGGTATGGGCAGCACCGGGCGACCTTGAGTGCGGAGTACGCGGCCCGCAAAGCGGCAATCCCCTGATGTTCGGCTGGCTCCGGCGACAGGCCGACGATCTCTTCGGCCGCTCTGGCTCATGGTCGCGAGTGCGGAAAGAGCACCTCGCGAAACACCCAACATGCGAGGCCTGCGGGCGGAGCGAGAAACTCGAAGTGCATCATGTCGTTCCCTACCGGGACAGGCCGGAACTCGAACTCGAACCAGACAACCTGATTACTTTGTGTGCAGATCCCTGCCATCTGGTTCACGGGCACCTGATGTCGTGGCGGAGGATCAACCCGCACGTTCGCGAAGACTGCAAGAGATACAGGTCGAGGGTGCTCTACTTTAGGTCACTGGGCGACGTTTCGTAGCCTGAAAAGCAGTCAAAGGAGTGACTGCTTGTGGCCGTCTACGCCGTCCTGCCGTCGACGCTCGACCTCGTTTTTGTCCGTGGGGATGAATTCGGCGTCCTGCTCGACTTCGACCCTATAGACCTAACTGGATACACGTTCCAGACGGTCGTGTACGAGGTCGGCAGCGTCGTCGATGGTCAGGTGACAGCCGGGAGCACGGTCGCGAACTTCACGATCACCGTGGTCGACGCGTCGACTGGAAAGATCAACCTGAGCCTCCAAGAGACTCAGACCCAGTCGTTCAATCCGTCCAAGTCGTACCGCTGGTATCTGCGGTGGGTCGCCCCGGGTGTCGTCACTCGGACTGTCCTCAGCGGGTCCGTCGCCGTCGGAGACCCGTGATGGCGATCAGCGTCAACGTCTCCGGCGGTGGCACAATCATCGCCAGCGTCAACGGGGCCGACTCTGCCGACGTAGCGATCTCTGGACAGTCTGGCCCAGTCGCTGTCGGCGTTTCAGGCGGCATCGGACCCGCCGCTGTCGTCTCGGGGACAGCCACGTCAGTTTTCGGCGTCAATCAAGTCACGGCGGGGCAGTACATCTCGATCTCGACGGCGAGCGGGTTGTTCGAGATCAGTGCGAACCCGCCTGTCCTGACCGTGCAGGGAAGGACCGGGAATATATCGCTGGTCGCTGCCGACCTGACGGCCGCTGCTGCTGCGCACACGCACACAGCCGCACAGGTGTCGAACCTCACCACGGTGGCGAATGTGGTCAGCGTGAACGGGCAGACCGGCGCAGTGACCCTAGTGGCTGGCAGCAATGTGACTGTCGCTGCCTCGTCTGGAAGTGTTGTCATCTCGACGGGAAGTTCGCTGCCCAACCAAGGCGGCAACTCCGGCCCGCTCGTCACAGACGGGACTGCGGCCTCGTGGGTGTCGCGATTCAGCATCGTCGACCCGGTGCTCGTGCAAGGAGACGGCGTCACGCTCTCGCGGGACTCGTCGGCCGGGGCTGTGACCGTGTCGTCGAAAGTCCTGAGCGTCAACGGCAGGACGGGGAACATCTCTCTGGTCGCGTCCGACCTGACAGCCGCCGCCGCGTCTCATACCCACACTGCCGCTCAGGTGTCGGACTTCACCACGGTGGCGAATGTGGTATCGGTCAACGGGAGGACAGGAGTCGTCTCGCTGATCGCGTCCGACCTGACAGCCGCTGCCGCGTCTCATGCCCACACTGCTGCCCAAGTCTCGGATCTCACCACGGTGGCGAATGTGGTGTCGGTCAACGGAAGAACAGGCGTCGTCTCGCTGATCGCGTCTGACGTGACTGCGGCATCTGCGTCGCACGTCCATCCGTACGTCACCTCGCTCAACAGCCAGACCGGAACACTGTCGATCGTGGCTGGATCGAACGTCACAGTGACGACAGCCGTCGGAACTCTGACTGTGTCATCTGGCGGCGGCATCGGCCTGAACGACGCAGTGGACGGCGGCGATTACACAGGCGCCACACCATAGGGATGAAACATGGCGAATAAGATCAAGTTGCGAAGGTCGTATGTAGCAGGCGTATCGCCGTCGATCTCGGACCTCGAAGTCAACGAGGTAGCGATCAACTATGCGGACGGAGTGCTGTACGTCCGCACCCCGCAGAACACGATCCAGTCGATCACGCTGGGTGGCAGTGGCGGTGGCGGATCGTCGTTCTCAGGCTACGAGACCACATCGAGTTTCCCAGCCACGGGAAGCACGTCCGTCATCTACGTCGACGAGAGCACAGGCCGACTCTACCGCTGGAACGGTGCGGCGTACTCAGAGTTGGGGCCGCTCGGTGGGGGCGGCAGTGGCGGATCGTCGTTCGAGTTGTACGCGACCGAGTCTCTGTTCCCATCGACGGGAAGTGACACTGTCATCTACTGCGAGACCGACTCGGGAAGGCTGTTCCGCTGGGCTGGATCGGCTGGCTACACGGAAATAGGGCCGATCGGCGGCGGCTCTGGAACTGGCGAGGATACGACGCTGCGGGCGTATTTCGTGCCTGCTGCACCGACGAACTTGGCGGCAACTGCCGGGAACGCTCAGGCGTCGCTGACGTGGACGGCGCCCAGCGTGATCTCGCAGATTCCGATCACTGACTACGTTGTCCAGTATTCGAGCAACAGCGGCACAACATGGACGACCTTCAGCGATGGCACCGGGACCACGACGTCCGCGACTGTCACGGGACTGACGAACGGCACCGCGTACACGTTCCGCGTAGCGGCGGTGAATGGCGTCGGGCAGGGGTCGTACTCGTCGGCGTCGAGCAGCGTGACGCCGGTCGCTGGGGAGCAGTATTTCGTGAACGTCTCGCTGCTCCTGCGAATGGACGGCAGCGGCAGCACGTTCACGGATTCGTCGCCGTATGCGAGGACGATCACCGCCAATGGCGGGGCGACTCAGTCCACAACGCAGCCGAAGTTCGGCGGTTCTGGTGCGTTCGGCGGTTCTG